GTACTTACTTATACATATGACTGGCACTAGCCCATCGGCCCCTCATTCATTCCGTGCCGAGACCCTAGGAGAAGATTAAGGTGCTGATTGGCGGTTTACTTTTTACACTATGACTTTCTGGACGATCCATGGCGAAGACTGACAGTTTCTTTATCCGAGCAACGATTGCGACCAACGGCACCACCTATGCCCAAGATTCGGTGGACTTGGGGGCATACGTTGATGCTCTTGGTAAGTCGGTTCTCCGCATCCACAACATAGCTGTCCAGTATGGTAGTCCCCTCGACACATACGCTGGTGCCGCCAACAGTTCTACCTCGGCCTGTTTTCAACTCACCACGCAATCCCAAACCGCCATGGTCGATGCCAGCGACAAGTCGGTGATTGCTGCTGGACGCCTTGCTATCGCAACCGGCGCAGCCGAAGTCTCGATGATGTCTGAAGCCTTGGACGTCGCACCACAACATTGGACGAAAGGATACTTGGTAGGTGTTGAACAAATTTATCTTGCATGCGACCAAACCTTTGACCACATCAACCGTGTCACCATCGTAATGGAATGCACTGTTGAGACCCTCAACCAAAGTGCAGCAATGGCTCTAGCTCTAAGCCAGCAATGAGGTGGACTTAGTGTCCCCTGAAGAAAAGATGTTTTTGGCTGCACGTCTTCGTGCCATTGCCGATGGACTTCTAATTCCTACTGCTACGCTCACGGGCTTGCCACCGTCCCTGGTCCAAGGTTTCGTCGAAGGAACCACTACTGGGGCAGTTGAAGCGGCAAAAGCCCCAAAGAAGCAAAAGCGATCAGCGTACTCCCGAAAATACAAAGCTGCGTTTAAGCGAGTTGCTCCTCGATACAAACTGAAGAGCGGAAAGTGGAAGGCCAACGGATTCAAACGTGCTGTCAAAGAAGCACACAAAATAGCCGGGGGCAAGAAGCGATGAGAACCCGAACACTTCGTGGTCAAGTTGAGGAAGGCACTGTGAAACGTTTGGTTGTTGACGACGGACGTTTGACCCATGGATACAAAGTAATCAAGTTCATGATTTCCGGAGACCCAGGTAATGCAGCTAATGATGCGTTTGCCACGTTGTCAAAAGATTACGATGCACCTCTTACTTGGAACTGGGGAGACAACCGACAAATTGGATGGGCATCGACAACGGCGTTCAACGCTGCCGGTCTTGAGGCTCCGTTCGTCGCACTTGACCCCGACCATGTAGTCATCCAAGATTTGTACGTGCAAGGACAAGTTGGCGCATCCGGTGGCAGTGGCGTCTTCAACTACATGGTCGTTCTCGAGACGCTAGAGCTAACGAACGACGAAAGCATTCTGCAACTGATTAAGGAGCGTAGCCAAGATGACCCAAAGTGAAACTGAAATTGAATCTCCAATTGAAAAATCTACTAGGACTCAGCGGTTTGCGTCTTGGCTCATGGAACGTGAGGAACGACGGGAGGCCAAAGAATCAAACCTCGAGGGGCTTGTACGTCTGAACGTACTCGTTTCCTTTCTCACTCTCGGCTTGGTCGGTGGTTTTGAAACTGTACGACTCGCTATCACGATGATTCCGTATCTCTGAGTTTCAGAATTGCGTTCAACGTGTGCCACCAATTGTCCAGGATCCACATGGGCGGAGAATAAAACGTGTCATCGTCCATCATGTCGCCTTGGTGAGCGATCATGTCCATCACGGTTTGAACAAGTTCCACCTGTTTCTCGTTCATTCCTTCACCTCGTGGATGTGTCTTTTGCCTATTTTTCTTCTGCAGCTGCGGCACTTGTTGAATCGGTTGATAAAATCTTGAAATTGTACGCGTTGACAGGTTCGGCAAAATGCCCAGTACGCGATTCAAACCACCTTCCGCACGTTGACGTAAGGGTCACCTGCAGGTGGCTTGATCCAAACGTACTCTCGACGACACGATGTTGATCGTCCGTTGCATGTGACACCCACATGAACGACGTCACCGGGCACAAAATCCCAGCGCAAGCCGTGGTAAGATGGCTCTGGGCTCTCTTCAGTGTATCGAGGAGTACGGTTGGCGAGCGGACGCGTGTTGACTTTGCCACATTCGCAAAGAAATGTACGTTGCTGGGCCATCATTCCGACCCCCAACAGATCGGACAACGTCCTTTCTTGTGCCTCGGGTTGCATTTGTCCTTGGTTTCGCCCCAGATCCTTGCACTTTCGGGTGCAATGTGCAGGTGTTCATCGTTGTCTTTGTACGATGATGTCGCTTCTCGAGCGTGTCGTACAAGGCATTGACGTACAAACCTGCTAAAGTTCGGCAATCTGTTGGCTATTTGGGCTGTGTCGGCGTCTAGACTGATGGTTTTGTTTGTGTTCATGTTTGTCCCAAACCTAGCAAGTATATGTACTTACTTATACATATGACTGGCACTAGCCCATCGGCCCCTCATTCAT